ATGATATCGAACCCGCCCATGATCACGCTGTTTTTGTCGCCAAGAAACAGGCCGCGTTCGGTGTTGGCAGAGGGTGCAGCCTCGATCGCATTTTCAAGATCATTGATCTGGATGCTGCCCGTCATGACGCCGCCGCTAGTCGAAAGCGCTGGCTTGTACTCCCCGCCTCCGGTCAAAAAGCTTTCCTGTTGTCCGGCGGCTGCGGGCGGAACAAGGCCGCTTGTCCCGGCTGCCGATGCCGTAGCCCCCTCGTATTCGGGGACGGAGATGATGCCGTTGTTGACGGTAAGTCCGTCGCCGATGCATGAAGACGACACAATTTCTGACCAGGAAGACCAATCATTACTCGCTATGCGATACTGCCTGAGGAACATACGTTCTCTTGCTGATGAATAGGCATATACTATCTGATACAAATTCTTTGTGAATGCTTCTTTTTTACTGTAAAAAACTTGCAGGAAGGCAGCACTTCCAACGATTGGGCCATTCACGCCGCCTGTTGCGTTTATTAAGTAAAATCCTGCTTCGGTAACTGTATTGTAGTCTACATTACTCCCAAGTTCTCGTGCTGGCCCAACCTGCCCCCGCGCGCTCGCCAGATCCCCGAGATCCCCACCAATCGCCACATCTTTCACGGTGATCGCGCCGTCCGCAGCGGCCTGCGTGGTCTTCCCGTCGAGCTTCGCGGAGAGTGTAACGTCACTGGACAGCGGGCCGCCCCCGGAGAGGCCCGTACCGGCAATGATCTCGACGCTTTTGCGGGCCAACATCCCGTGCGCATTCAGATCGGCATCGTGCGCAGCAATTTCGCTTTCAACGTACTGTTGGGAGGCCAGAGCCTGACTGGCGATCTTGATCTCGACGAAAGAGGCATTGGCCGAAGGAAGATGAAACCTTTCCAAAAACTCGGCGGCCTGTCCCGTGGAGATCAGCGGCTTGTGCATCTCGTCATGCGGGCCGACGGCGACGAGCTCGCCGTCTTCGTCGAAAATCCCCCATTCCCGAATCCAGAATCCGCCGACATTGTTTGGAATAACAACATCAACGAGCAAATCGGTGGGGTCATCCGGGTTCGCCATGACGGCATTGGCAAGCCCGCGCCAGACTTCGTGGACAAGCCCGGTCTGTGATGCACTGACCAGAGGGATAGTGCCGTTGCCGTCGCCGACGGCGACGTGCGTGAGAGCCTTGCGGGTACCACCCGCCCGGAATGCCGTTTCCTTATCCAGACCTTTTTGCGTCCAGATCCCTTGCAATGATGTTTCCGCCATAACTACGCTATCCTATGTTCTATGGTGACGATCTGCTGGAGGGCCGCTCCAAACGCCAGCGGTGCTGGCTGTGGTGGAAGCGATTCCTTTGCCTTCACGAAATGATCAACGATAACCGTTGACTGTGCGCTTGCGCCAAAGCTCATGGGAGCTTGCTGCTCAACGCCGAACTGCACCCATCTCAGCTTCGAGCGGCCCGGCTTGTACTGGTCAGCCAGCGCGAAGACGCACTCCACGTCATCAGCAGCAAAGTCCGCCGGAGGCTTGAGCAGGCGAATCTCGAAATGTGCGTATAAATCCGGATTCTGGTCACGGCAGTTGACGATCCTGCATGACCCAAAGCCGTATTCCCGTAAAATCTGCGGCATGCCGAAAGTCTTCGGGCCGAGCCGGTGCCACGCGAAGGCCCGCTCGACGCGCAGCCGGAACTGCCGGTCGGAGTCGAAGCGCGTCCGCTCAACGCCCCGCGAGTCCCCATACAGCGGGATCAGGGCCTCGTCGGCTTTCGGCGGAAGGAACTGCGCCTGCAACCAGCGCATATCCTTCGCCGTATCGTCCGCGTAGCGGCAGATGCCGTGCGTCAGTGCCGCGAGAGCACCGACCTGCGTGATGAACGGCAGGGCCAGCCTGTCCCGACAATAGCGCCAGAAGGGTGATTTATCGGTATAAAAGCTCATCGCTCGCTCACCCACTTCGCCGTCACGGCCACCGACTTGAGCACGGCCAGACCGTCCGCTGCCACGGTCACGTCTCCGGAGGCCAGCGAACCGCCCCAGACGATGCGCTTCACGCCGGTCAGCGTGATGATGCCCGCCGCCAGCCGGTCGCGGATGACGTCATGTCCGATGCCGAAAGGCACGTGCCCGCCGGTCTGGGAAGCGTCCCCGGAGAACATCGCTCTGACAAAGCCCTCCGCCGAGAGCTTCAGGGCAGCCTCGTCGCCGGAGTACAGCTCAAGCTCAAGCTGCACCGCGACTTCCACGGGCGTCGGACCTTTCACCAACAGATCGTGATTGATCACGATCTCGGTGTTGACGGCTTCTTCCACGGCACTCAGCAGATTTTCCGTTGGAATGCCCGCCGAGCCGCGCACGATGACGTCGATAGTGCCCTCGCCGCGTGGATGCTGGTCGGCCACGGCGGCTTCGATGCAGCCTTTTACCGACAGCGCGGCGGACTGATAGGCGGCGGACGTCACACCGGCGCGACTGAGCCACGCGTACATGTACCTGATGCGCAGCTGCTCGTCCGACTCGTCCGAAGCCGCTTCATCCGTCAGCCAGTCAGCCGTATTGCCGACCCGATCGATGCCGGACACGGACGTCACCAGCTCGCAGATCTGTCCGGCCCCGGCGTTCGTTTCGGCACCGTACGCTTCGGACTCCACGAGCACGTCGGCGTATACCTCCCCGGCCTGCACCACAGCGTCGGCAAGCGTCACGTAGCGGTAGACCTCGCCTTTGCCGTCCGGAAGCGTGCGGACGATACGGCCCGACGGAATCGGAATATTCTGACTCTCCGGCGTCTGCTCCGAGCGATAGAAGCGCACACATCCCTTGGCCTTCGTCGCGGCCTTACGCTGGATGCCCACCTGATCGCAGTGCAGATCAAGCCAGTCGCCGCCGGAGAGCAACGGGACGGCCTGCGTCAGCAACGCCTCAAGCAACTGGTAGAGCTGGAAAAACATCCATGCGACCAGCTCAAGCAGGCCACGGATCACGCCCTTGTTCAGGTTCATCCGGGCGGGAAGCCAGCCCTTTGCCTGATACTCGTCCTGCACTTCTTCAACCCGGGCGAAGAGCCCGGAGCGGACTTCATCAAGCGTCTTGGATACGCGAGGCAAGGAGAGCTTCCGAAATGTGGACATCTTGGATTACCGCCGTCTGTGTTGATTTATCGATCTGCAGCACCAGATTGAGAGGATGGTCCTCACCGATGAACGTCCAGCGCACCCAGGCCGTCAGCCGCCGCTCGTCCCAGAGCAGCACGGAGCAGGACACGGAGCCGAGCGCCACCCGGGGATCGGCTTCGACCCGCATCACGACTTCGGAGCAGAACGCGGCGCGGGTCGCCTCCGTGCTTTCCTCAAGTATCCAGTCGTGGACAAGCGAGCCGAACTCATCATCATAAAAAAGCGTGCCGAGCCGGGTGAAAAGGCGCAGCCTGATGTCCTGCAGCCCGGTTTCCACGCCATCCGTCAGGATCAGCTCTCCGGACGCGGCGATCTTTGCCTGTCCGGCAGCGTCAAGGGCGATATCCTGCCCCCAAAGGTCTGGTGAAGTGCTCATGGGCGTACACTACCCCGCGCGCCGGAGGCTTTCCGGAATCCTCGCACGCTGTGCAAACAAAAAAACGACGCCCGGAGACGCCGTTTTTTTCACTCAAGATGAGAATGGGATCAGATGCCGCCCCCGCTCCGGCTCCCGGCGTGGCTATTACCGGAGACGGAGGAGTCCCCATTGACGGTAAGACCGCCGTTGACCGTCAGCGGGCCGTTGATGGTAATACTGCCGTTCGTGGTACGATGGGCGTTTTCCGTAGTCTGCCCCGTGCCGCCGTCGCTTCCCGTGCAGGTTTCATTGCCCTTTTTGACGATCTGCGGCGCATCAAGCGTCAGCGTACCCGCCGCCGTGATGGAAGCGTCGCCTCCTACCCGTACTTCCCAGTTCGCCGGGGAGAGCGTGATCACGTTGTGGCTCTTATCTATATGGATGGATGTCCCCGGCTCCTGCTGAACGATCAGCTCGGTCAGCCCGCAACTCGGAGCGCCGTTCCCTTGCCAGCGGAAGTTGCTGATGCGCGGATAGTTCGGGTCGCCGTCATAGTAGGAAAGATCGCACAGCGTGCCCGCCTGCGGCGGACAGACGACGCCCCGGTTCGGCCCACCCCAGAGGACGGGAATTTCCACGTGCGGGATGACCGGCTCATTCGGGTCCGGCTGCTCGTCGTTCCGGAGCGGCTGCACGTCGGCGAAGTACTGCCCGTCGCTGGCATAGGCGGTCACGACCTTGGCCTTGCGGGTTACGCGGTAGTACGAGCGCAGATCCGGGCGGCACAGCTCCACGGCCCGCTTGATCATCTTCAGAGGATTGTCGCTCATGCCCACCCCTCGTCGCTGCCGTAGCGGATCGTCGTGGTGTCATGCTCGCCGAGACTGTGTATGACCTCCTGCGCGCGGACAAGCTCGGAGAACTGGCGGCGCGAGTCCCGGATGCGCACGATACGGCTGTGCGTCAGGCCGGGGATCACCGTGGCCACCACTTCAGACATGCCGGATGGATTCGGGCTATGCGAGATCAGGTTCTCCGCACTCTCAATGACCGGGATGTCTCCCGGCTCGTCGCCGTCGGACCAGTACAGCCCAGACTCGCCAAGCCACACGGCGTGCTTCGACATGTCGTGCCCGAAACTCGCATCCAGCGTCGACGCGAGCTGCTTGATGGCCATCGCCACGCTCACCCCGGAAAAGACGATATGCGGGAGGACTTCCGACGGGATGGCGATGTCGGCCACTGGCAGCCCCGTGGAAGCAAGAAGCCTGCGGGCGACGACATCGGCGGGCTCTCCATACATGGCTTCAGTGACTTTGGTATCGAGCAACGCCTGCTCCCTCCCCACGGCGACAACGCGCACCGCATCCTCCCCGGCCATTTGGAAGTCGCTGACCGTACCGCTCCAGTCGTGCCATGTGCCGCCCTCGCCACGGTGGCCGAACCGGATGCGCACAGGCTGCTTCTTGGCCAGCACGGCCTGCACCGAGCCGTCGGTATCCGGGACGTCCAGCTCGCAGCGCGAGACGATGGCCCGGCGGCGCAGCGCGAGCACGATGCGCGGTGAGCGCAGCACTTCCAGCCCCCCAACGGTGCAACGGATGTTGAAGCCTTCGATCATGCCTGCTTCCCCGCCACATCGATGATAAGACTGTCTGCTTCCGGGGAGTTCTTTTTGGCCTTTTCCGCAGCCTGCTCCTTCAGCTCCTTCGGCGTGGGCGTCTTGGCCTGCGCCTTCTCGATCTTGGTGACCGGCGGGTTGTGCTCGACGAAGCCCAGCGTCACCCGGATTTCGTCGTCGCCGTTGCTTTCAGCCGACTGAAGCTTGGAAAAGACCACCTGACGCACGCCCCGGGCCAGAAGATGGCGGTTGGTGACCGTGTACACCTGCGGATTGGCCTTCTTGTCGATTTTGCGGAAAAGACCGGAGACCTGCTCAAGCTTTTCGTAGCACTGAGACTCGCTGTCGGTCAGCAGTAGCATGGAAGCCATGACATCCGCGTCGTCAAAGCCCTTCGGCGTCTTCTTCTTGCCTGACGCCCCGTCTTTTTTCTGCTCGTCGAAGCGCACCTTGCCGTCGACGCGCAGCTCCGTCAGGATGCCGGGGAGCTCCGTGTCCCCGAGTTTGATCAGGCCATCTTCAAAGACGATCAACTTGACCTGCTTCTCGTCTTTTTGTGCCGCGTCTTCGGTCGCGGAGCCGGAAGTCGTCTGCACTTTTTCGCTCATCATGCTTCTCCGTACTGCGCCATGTCGCCCATCAGCGCGGACGCGAAGTCTTCTGACTTTTCGACATTGGGCAGGTTGAGGTTGCTGATGGTGATGGTGGTTGTCTTGTTTCCACCGGAGCCTGGCCATTCCGCCCGACGCCGTCCATAGGGGGGCTCGGCGACACCGACGTCAGGCTCGGCGATCTTCATGTCGGACATAGTGA